TTCATGCTCAGGAACCTTTCCAGGGATACGATATTCAGTCTGTTCGCTATATCGGTTAAGGAAGATAAGGAATATAGTCGCAAATTCAGGGGTAACCTGATTAGGAATTATGCGAAAGTATGGGGCCTTATGAGTGACTATAAGAAAGGGCGCCTGGATACTTCCTGGGATGATGGAATGTATTTTCAGGAGTTTATGGAAAATGGTGGAGAAACAGGCTATACCGCATTGAAGCGTGTTGATGAATACAAGAAGATTGTTAACGATCTGATTGAAGAGGCCAAAGGCGGTAAGGTTATCGCAGTAAAAAGGGCAGGAAGGTTCTTATTTGATCAGATAGGGTTTGCCAATAGATGTATTGAGGATATGTGCCGCTTTTCTACCTACATGACCAGCCGGCAGATGGGCAGGGAAATAGAGGCGTCAATACGTGATGCGAAGGAAGTGTCCGTAAACTTTAACAAGAAAGGATCCGGAAAGGGTTATGGAGCCGGCGTGCTTAGAACGGCGTACCTGTTCTATAATGCAGGGATACAGGGCCTTGATAACTTTGCAAGGTTGTATAAAAAGAATCCTACCAAGTTCTCGATCAGCACCGCTTCAATGCTTGCCGCCGGGGCGCTTATTCCTTTCGTGAATCAGCTTATTGCCATGGCCCTGGGTGGAGATCCGGACGAATACCTGGATATGCCAGAATGGATCAGGCGAAACAACCTGGTAGTTGGTGGAGGTGGATTCTACATTACTGTCCCATTGCCTATCGAATTGAGAGCTATATATGGTATCGGTGATATTGTACATATGGCCGCTGCTGGCAGGATGAAGGACCGTAATATAGCCGGAGATATCATAGGCCAGCTTACCGATATGTTACCTGTGGATCCGGTTGGTAATAATGCCGGTGTTGTGGCAAACCTGGTCCCGGATATACTGGCGCCATTGTTTGAAAACCTTGTTAATGAGGACTTTACGGGAAGGCCAATCTTTAAGGACAATGATTTCAATAAGTATTATCCTTCATTTACAAAAGCGTATGCCGGCACCAATAAGGCTCTGGTACGTGCCTCGGAACTGATTAACCGCATAGGTGGTGGGGATGATGTTACAAAGGGATGGGTAGAAAATAATATTACCATGGCCGATGTAAACAACCCGGCCAAGTGGGAGCATCTTTTTGAAGGGTATTTTGGTGGTGCGCTGACTACCGCTAACGAGACCGCAAAGACTATTTCTATGATATGGGATGAAGATCAGCGTATCTTGCGCAATGTGCCGCTTGCTAATGTGTTATTCCAGTACAATGACGAAATGACCTCTAACAGTTTTGTTAATGACATGTACTATCATTATAGAGATGAATATGAAAAGGTAAAACAGTCTTATGGCAAATACACAAAAGATCCGGCCAAGTATAACAGGCAGTATGAAAAGCTTATTGGTACCGATAAATTCAAGCGCTACCAGCTTTTTGATTCCTATACCAAGAATATAAAAGATATGGAGAGTGCGCTGAAAGAATCCCAGGAAGGAGAGCAGAAGCGAATTATGACTTATCAACTGAATAAAGCCAGGGAAGATCTTGTGGATATGCTAATAATGTTTGATTGATCAAATGGAAAAAGAACAATAAAATAGCCGTGCTTGAAACAATAGCGGGACTAAATACCCATCAAATCGGAAAGCTTATAGGCATATATAGGAATAACTTTGATACGACTTTTTATCCGACAGCAGATAGGTCTGCCTCCTCATAGATGAGAGATTCTATGACAGACGTGGCAAATAGAGCTATGTCAGGCCCGTGCGAAAGTGCGGGCTTTTTTATGCTTATCATGAATGGGAAAAAATAGACAACCCGAGAGCTGCAAATAAAACAAATTTGCGCATGGCGAAGAAGATTACTCCATTACATAAGATACGCGGAAATAGCCAAATCGATTCTGTTCAGGAGCGCAGGACCAGGTTTGGAGATAAGAAGAACCCTGAACTGCTCGAAAAATGCGCTACCCTATGGGAGAATTTGTATGCCTTCCGTAATGATCGCGCCCGGTGTAAAAGGTACGTATATGGCGACCAGTGGGGTGATTTTGTCACATATAAAGGAAAGACAATGACCGAAGAGCAGTACATTAAATCCCAGGGAAATGTTCCGCTTAAAAATAACCTGATCCGGCGCCTTGTAAATAACGTTACCGGCCTTTATACGAAGTCTGAAACCGAGCCGGTGGCAACGGCCAGGGATAGAGACGAACAACGGCTGGGAGAGATGATGACCACAACGCTGCAATGCAACTGGCAAACCAACAAAATGCCCGTACTTCTCTCTGTCCTTATAGAAGACTACCTAATAGGTGGTGCTGCAGTATGCCGGGAGTCTGTAGATATTCGAAATGGCCGGAAGGACATCTATTCCACTATTGTGAATCCTAATTACTTGTTCTTTGACTCAACAATGAACGATCCACGTTTTTGGGACGTGTCATTGATCGGACAGATACATGATCTTACATTCAAGGAGTTATGCCACAAATTTGCCGCAAGCGAAGACGCCTTTGATAAGCTTACACAGATATACCGTAGCCAGGCTAATGACAAAGGAGCCAATATAGAGGATATCACCAAGCGTCATGATCTTGACAGAATGAGTTTTCTTTCCCCTCAAGACCTAAGTCTTTGCAGGGTATATGAAATATGGACCAGGGAAACGAAGCCCAGGTACAGATGCCATGATCCGGAGACCGGCCAGCTGTACAGGGTGGAAGTTGAAGAAATAGAAAGCATTAAGAAAGAAAACGAGGCCCGCAAGAAAATGGGCAAAGAGTACGGGATTCCCGAGGAAGATATCCCGCTGATCAGTTATGATTATATAGTAGATTATTTCTGGTTCTTTCAATTTCTTACTCCGTATGGAGATGTGCTTCTGGACGGGGAGACGCCATTCTATCACGAATCACACCCTTATGTTCTTTCCTTATATCCATTTATAGACGGAGAGATACATTCCTTTGTAGCTGACTTTATTGATCAACAAAGATATATCAACCGGCTGATCACGATAGATGACTTTGTACGCCGTAGCGGAGCAAAAGGCATAACCATGGTGCCTGAAGGGTGCATACCTGACGGAATGAGCCTGGAAGAGTTTGCCGAACAGTGGTCCTCAGTAGATGGACTTATTGTCTACAAGCCTAAAGCCGGCGTACCGGAGCCAAAGCAGTTTTACAGCTCAGCTGTTCATTTGAATACTGCCGAGATGGTGCAGCTTCAAATCAATCTGATGGAAGATATATCTTCTGTGCATAGTGCCATGCAGGGCAAACAGACCTATTCAGGGACTTCTGCCGCTTTGTACAGCCAACAGGCAGCCAACAGCACCGCCGCATTGTCTTCCTTGCTATTACGGTTCAGCGCCTTTGTGGAGGAAATTGCCGTCAAGAAAACAAAGCTTATTCAGCAATACTACGATGAGAAACGGATTATAAATATAGCCGGCAAGGGGTATGCCTCCATCAAGGAGTACGATCCGGAAAAAGCCCGCGATGTTGAATTTGACCTATCCATTAAGGAAAGCGCCTCTACCCCGGTACATCGCATGATTGCCAATGATATGCTGCTTGAGTTCTGGAAGAGCGGAGCTATTACTATTGAAATGCTCCTGGAGAACGGAGATTTTCCCTTTGCGGATAATTTACTTCAAAGCATAAGATCACGGCAAGAGACGGCTGAGCAGAAAGGCATCCAATCTCTCGACCAAGGAGCTGTTGCGCAAGTAGGACAGGCCGCGAATAAACAAAACGTGGCTAATGCAGAGGCACTAATGAGACAATAGTACTACAGTTTTGCTCTAGTAAGCATGTATTGAATAAAGGCCAGCCTTCTGGCCTCTTTTTCTATTGTAGTGATAGGATCATTCTCTCCGGCGTCTCCCGTAAAATAATAGGATCCCTCTTTGAGCTTAATGGTTGTCTGAGTAGTATCATATATTTTGAAAACCCTTTTTAGGTTACGGAAACCCTTCCTGTTCATAACAAGCAGATTACGGCTATTCATAGGATCCAGCACTACATAATACCTTGTTTTCTTTTTGGCATGCAGCCTATCTGCCAATTTTATCCTTCTTCTGAGGATCCTGTTTGAATAGAGAATAACAAAATACCTCGCTACATTTCTTAAATATCGTTTCATTATTTATTTATTAAGGTGAGAAATAACGTCCATACAGTTGACATGAATTGTTCTGCCCGTCTCTGATAGCATACGGTAGACGGTAATATGCAACATCCGATCACGATAGGAATTGATAAGAATAAACCGCTCCTGGCCATAACCTTTGACGGTCCAAAACAGCGCACCGGGTTTATGAAACACTCTTTGGTTCCACGCCTTACAGTACCTTCCATTGTTGACGAAGAATCTTTCCGGTTCTTCCCTTTGTTTTAAACTGACTTCGTTCATATTTTATATTGTTGCTTCTGATTCTATTGTTCGTCTCTTGCTTAGCTGCCCCGGCTTAACATAAGCCGGCATTTCCATAACCCTGAAACAGATCCATAAACCTATGGCCCTTGTCATAACACGGTCATCCTTTTTTCCCAGACCTGGGATAGCTGCAAATTGCCCTTTCTCATTCTTCTCATATATGGCCATTTCATCGCATGCGCCAGCTTCTCTTTCTACCCAACACTTATCACGCACACAGGATACCATGTGCCCAATAATTGCCGGCTTTGTAGCTGTGTTTGTATGGAAGCCCCATTTAGTAACCTTTGGCTGGTTGATTACCTCGCCTGTTACCTCACGCGCATACAGATTGTCGTACACCTCTGCTACCAGGTCCAGGATATACCCGGACTGATCTCCGTAAACGTCTCTTTCCTTATCTTTAGTCTCCAGTGTGTTTGATTCAATAACGAGCAAGGCTTTATCATAGAAAGTGGCTATTTGGGCAGCTTTCCAGGCCAGTAGGTCAGGATCTATATGTCCGTGCCATTCAGCCACCGTCTCCGGTCGGCCGCCCATCATCATCATAAGCCGATCTATTACGTATATATCCGAATAGTCAGCATCCTTTCCCCGGCCCCCAATATCTACAATAACAAGATACCGCCTGGCTATACTGGTGTCAATCTCCGGCATATCCCAGATTTTGAGCTTCCCGGATATGTCAGCTTTCAGTTTGAGATCCTTCAGGCAGTCTGTACCGGATATGGTAGCTGCATAGATATCCCCAACAAATCCTGGCGTCTTACAGCTCTTGCGCAGTTCGTTAATGTCGTATGGATCGAACACCATACTACCGGAGTGCTGGAATGCCTCTATATCATCCGAAGGAGCTTCTGAGGCCATGTCAGCATGGCTCTCATAGGCTTTGCGTTTCTCCCGGTACCACCTGATGCCCTCAAAGGTTGCCCCTTGTTCCCACAGCCACCAGTAGTATTGCCCGCTATCCAGATACCCTTCCGGCTTGCTATCCCCTATTCTCTTGCATTCAAGGAGCCATTGTGCAAAGTTCTCCGGATCATCAACCGGCATAGTGTCATTGAGTATATAGAACCATGGAACGAATACCGGTTTTTTGTCGCTTTTCCCTTCCTTTGCCCTGGTCCATTCCCTGTGAAAATAGTTTCCGGTGCCTTTGGCCGTACTTTCCATAACTTCCAGTGTATAGGGAATGTTAAGAATACCTCCTGATACTGATTTTATAAGGTCTTCCGGCCTACGGCCTGGGGTATCCTTCCATACGCCCACCTCAGAGTAATGAGCCATGGCTGAGTCTCCGCCTCGGATATTGTCCGGCTCCACCACTGAACCAATCTGTATAACCGAATCCCGGACTACATTACCCTTTTTATCCTTTATGATAAAGTCATTAGCTGCCTTACCATATTGAGCCAAACTTAAAGAATCCGTATCATCAAGATCCATAGCCCAGGGGGGATAGTTAGCGATCAACTTTGAATACATCTCCATGATCCGGGCAGCTGTATTCTTTGTTTGGGCAATGATTGTGGAATACCAGGCAGATTTATGACAGATTTGAATCCAGGCCATATAGATCTGTACCAGGGTAGAGCCACCCCATTGCCTGGCTTTTAACAGGATTATTCTTATTGGTACGCCGGCCAGGCGCATTTCTTCCAGGATGGCAAGAAGTATAAGTTGCGGATAGTTGAGCTTAAATGGCACCAGCTCACCGCCTAGTTTTGGTTTAATTTTAACCAGTGTATAGGCCCAGTAACAGAAGTCGTATCTATTCCGGACTATGGAAAGGCTTTTTACCACGTTATCCATGGATTCCTCAGTAACCTCTTCATGAAGATGCTGAGTGATAAACTGGCTTATACTGCCGCATAGAGACAGGTTCTTAACCAATGCATTCTTAAACATGTCTTCCGGAATGTATTGCACCGGTATGGGATGATCCGATAGAGATAGCGGCTTACGTTTTAGCGGCGCCCCTTCTCCCGATAACGGATTATAGTCAGCCAGAAGCTTATTATACCGTATCTTATTTTCCCTTACAAGTTTTTCGATAGTCATACTGTATTTGTTTTACAAATCGGGAAAAAAGAGATATGAGTACACCGCAACCCAGTGCGGCTATATGAAGCAATCCGTTTAAGTGCGGGATAAACAACCCTGCAACGAGAAGGACATACGTAATAAGAAGGGAAGGTTCTTTAAATGGGTTTCGCTGGAATAAGCGGCCATAAATGCCGGCCAATACATATAGTGGCGCTGAGAATCCAACAGTCGGGAACGGGGCATAGATAATGAATGAAAGGGCAACCGATACGCCATACGCAGCAACTAAAGATTTAATATTCCTGACCAGGTAATAGGCCCCCAGGCAGTTGCCGGCCAAATGAAAAACGTTGGCATGAAAGAACATATAATAGAAGTGAGCGGCTACATTGGATCTAGTATATCCTAATGCTGCCACATCCTGATGGAAACAAAGTATGTATATTACGGCAAGCGCCGCAATTGTGATAACAGATTTAGTTTTTTGCATTGTTCCTCTTTCCTCTTTCTGTTTATGATCTTTACCGCTGTGCCGTATGTTATATAGAACCTACTGGCTTGACGTTCAACTATAACCTCACATATCTGAGCGCTAGGAATGCTCGGATCCCGTGTTTTCTCCTTGCAGAACATTTGATACAATTCAAGATACATGGCCCTGCTAGCTGGCTTCATTTCATACAGGTCATCTCCTCTGCTTATTCGGCAGATTGCTTTATAGGTACTCTCCGGAGTAACCCAATATCGTTTCGATCGTGATTGAATAGCGATTCTGATTGCCTCGCTTTGAGATTTAATTGGATAACCCCTTAAAACTTCATTAAATGCCCGGAGTAAATCCTTGTCTCGATCCTCTGAAAACTCACTCTTTGTGCGCAACTCATAATAGGGTGGCTAAGGTTTAAGCAAAGTTACAACACTATTGTAATGTGGAATTTTTAGACATAAAACCAACGAATGCCCCAGTATTTTTGCTACACAACAAAAAGTAAATAAAACATATCAGGCATGGAAACTACTGGGAATACCGAACAAAAGACTAAACGCCAACTCTATTTGGAGAGGATGAAGAATAAATATCCTGATGCCAATTTGGATGATGATGAGGTCGTTTTTGATCTCATTTCTAAAGACAACGAAGCGTCTGACAATAAAATACAGCAATATGAAGGAGAGTCAAAAAAGCTGGTAGACCTCTTTTCTTCCGATCCCCGATCCGCAGGTTTGTTCAACTACTGGAAGGACGGAGGAGATCCCATAACCTACCTGATTGAGAATTTTGGCGATGAATTTAAAGCCGCCCTTGACGATCCGGAACAGAAGGAAAGGTTTGCAGCCAACTACTCAAAATGGCTGGAAGGAGTTGCAAAAAATAAAGAGCTCAAACAGCAAGCAGATGATAACCTGCAGGCCACGTTCTCAACTCTTGAGCAATACCAGAAGGAGCATAACCTGAGCGATGAAGACGCCGTTAAGATATTTGATGCGGTACATAAGATTATTCTGGACGGCATTGTGAATATCATCTCGGCAGAAACTTTCGATATGGCGGCTAAGGCGCTCAACTATGATGTTGATGTGGCCGAAGCTGACCGGGTTGGCGAAATCAGGGGACGCAACACAAAAATTGAAGACAAGCTACGCAAAGAGGCTGTCCCTGGAGGTGTGCCTCCTACCCTGGGTGGATCCGGGGCAGGAGAGACGGAACCAAAACCGAAAAAGAAAGTGTATAACCCATTTTCCGGACAATATATCTAGATCATAACAACCAATTCATAAAAAGCATGAAAAATATTTTCACATTTTTAAAATCCAACAGGGTAGGCTTTGTTAGTTTACTTCTTTTGGTCTTTGCCCTGGCGTGTGGGGCGAGTTTTGATATAGCGATGGCGGCCGACACTACCGGGGCGCTTGCTGATGACAAAGGGATTGCCTCTGACCTTCCCGGCACAGTGGCTAGCGCCGGGCAGATCCGCGAAGGAGAACTTGCAGAACCGGAGGTCGACGGGCTAATCGCTAAGTTTAGGCCCTATAAATTTCCCTTGGATACGGATATACGAAAGGAAGCAAGGCAGTCCAGCGCTACCGGATATGAGATTGAGCACTATGCCAGTGGTTCATCCATCCTGGATTGTGTAACGAATGCCGCACTAGCTAAAACCGCATCCAATACTGCATCCCTCCCGGTGGCCAGTACTAATTACAGTATGTTCCCGAAATATGCAACTATCGTTGTTCCTGAAGTGGCTGGATACAATGCAGCTGGGAATGCCGTTGATGGTAGCTTAATGCTATTTGTAACCGCATCCAGTGATAGTGGCGTTACGGTAGAGGCTGTTAACCCGGTGGATGAATCAGGGACCAAAAAGATCCCGGCTATTCCTTCCGGATCTAAACTTATTGTTTGCGCTAATGCATGTTCTGAATCCCAGATGATAGTAGCTCCTGAGAACTATCAACCCAGGCCCAAAACCGTATATCTTCAGAAGAAGATTACCAATATTGTCCTGACTGACCACTGGAAAGAAATTGCTAAAAAGGTTCCCTTTGTTGTAGAAGACGTTAGAGATAATGCTCTTTACAACCACCGGCGTAAATGTGCGCGTACTGCATGGATTGGCCGACAGTATAAGGTTAAAAAGCAAGTAAGCGACACGATGGGAGAAGAATATATCTATTTCTCGGAAGGTGTTATTCGCCAGGTGCAGTCCCTCTACGCCTACCTGGATAAAGTCAGCTATGAAGAGCTGATTGCAATCTGTAAGATGCAGTTCACTGAGTATTCAGTGAACAATCAGGCTAACGTATATTGTGGCAAAAACTTCATGGAAAGGCTCCTGAATATCGACTTTACTAAACATAAAGACATCACATTCACAGCTAATACGGTACTTGGCGTTGATATCAAAGCCTTTAAGACCACTTTTGGAACACTTAACTTCAAATGGGATCCTACGCTGGATGATGTAGGTTATTCTGATTTTGCTTGCGTTCTAGACATTCAGAATGCAGTTCGATACGTGAAGGTAGATAATAAGGAGCAGCATGTGGATATGAAGAAGGGCGCCGGCGAAAACCGCGAAGCTACCCGAGACATATACTCTCAGATTGACTGTATTGCCCTCAAGGGATTCAACAGTATCCTTATTGGTCCTTCTAACGCCATTATCCCGGCTTCCGATAAGACCGTGAACTCAACCTGGGCCACCTCGGTAAGCGTATTGCCTACTGAGAACCTGACTGACGGAATGAAGGTATATCTCACCACGGCTATAGGTGCATTCCCCGCCGGTTCAATCCTGTACTGGGATCTAGCTTCTGAAAGTTGGAAAGAATACTCCGGCATCGTTGATGCTGCTTAACTAACTATTTGATTGGGCTATGCCTCTTCTATGGCATAGCCCTTCATTTATTTTAAATTCTATTCAATATGAAATGTAGGAAGACATACGGCATACCTGGATTAAACAATGCAGTGCTGTATTTTAAGACCGGAAACGTAAACTTTAAAGTAGAATTCAATGGCGGTTCATCTCGGGCGGATGACAGGCCGGCATCTTTTTCAACTGCGGATCCTGCAGTGCAGGGAGCCATAGAAAAGGACTCGCGCTTTATCAATGGAGTGGTTAAGCTGGTTTCTATTTACCCTCTTGAAGAAGAAACACCTGCTGTTGTATCGCAAAGCGTACCACAGCAGACTCAGGCTCCGGCCATGGTAGCTCCGGCGGCCAGTGCAACGGTGGTAGAAGACGTTATCGACATCAACGGAGTGCGCGACTACCTTAAAAACGTACTCGGTGTGAAGCCTCAATGCCTTAATCAATTATCGTCCATTAAGAAAAAAGTACAGGAATACAACCTGGTATTTCCTAATGTAGTTTTCGAATAATGAAAAATCTCCTGACATCAGAAGCTATAGCATTCGTGAGGGCTGCAATAGATGAATTGCAGCCTAACGGTTCAATATTTGAAACGGCTTCTGATTCAGATAGCCTGGACCTGGACCATATCATACGGTCCAATATTCTCCAGGCTGTAACTAACATTCATTCCACAGCTCCGCTTTCTATCCTTGGTAAAGACGCCCAGGGGGCGACCCTGGATAACGCTACTGCCAGCGATAAGGTATTATCTATTCCTTTCCCAGACGGCATATTGCGCCTTGTGGCACTTAAAGCCACCGATTCAGCTATCACAGTAACGGAACTTATCCCGGAAGATAGCGAGGAAGCAGCCAAACAGAACGATCCTTATGTGTGTGGTACCTACCAACGGCCGGTAGCCGTATTGCGTTACTATGCCGATAACCCGGTAATAGATTACTATTCCCTTAGAGCAGTTCCACAGGGAAGCGCACCGAGTATGATTGCCAAATTACTATACATGCCAATGCCGGCGTTTACAGGGGCTGACGAGAATGAATCAGTACCAATTAACAAGTATCTTGAAAATGCTATACTAAACCAATTAACCGGGCTTGTATTAATGTCGTATAAGGACGACAATGCCCAGAACTTCTTTACACTTTCCAAATCACAAATGCAATGAATTTAGAAAACCCTGAAATACTACTTAGAGCGGTCCTTATAAATGTTACGGCCGAGATGATATTTATACTCCTGTTCGCAATACTTATGCTTATAGCTACCATGGTAGATTTAAAGACTGGCGTAAAAAAAGCAAAGGCAATAGGCCAGCAAATAAACAGTGGAGGACTGCGCAAGACCTTTGCAAAATTCGGAGACTACGCCAAGATGTATTACTTCGGGATAGTAATTGATATTGCCATAATGGTTGTCTCATTGCATTTTACCGAAAACGGTATAGTGTTACCTGTAGGCGTTATATTATGCTCTCTAGGTGCTTGCCTCACTGAATACAAATCAGTACGTGAAAATCTTAAACTGGCAAAGAGCCAGGCGGCCAGTGTGCCAGATTCAATTAAAGAAATAATTGCCTGTAAAGACCTTGTAGGGGCAATTAATCTTTTAGCTAAAATAAAAAATGAGGTATCACAGGAAACACTTGCGCATAAAGGAGAATAATCATGTTTTACGGAGGAGAAAGTATTGATTTCAGCTGTAAACTGTACGATGGAGAGACGCAAGTAACAAGCCTCTCTTCGTATAAGTTTAGTTGCATACTCAAAGACCGTAAAACAAAGAAAATAGCCTGGAGTACAACTGCAAGCTCAGGCGTATTACAGGTAACCGTATCGGGTGGAGATATAAGTTTCTCCATTACCCCGGAAGTATCCAGAACACTTTCCGGCACATTTATCCTGGAAGTAAAACTAACACATCAAACCACCGGGAAAGTGATAATAGGAGTGTGCGATGAACCTATATCCATCGCTCCCTCAGTAATAGGACAAGATAATAACTTATGAGGCTAGAGGTAACTATACAAAGTTCAGACATTCGTTTCAAGGCGGGTGTGATAAGGGAACAAAGAGTCCTGAATATTGACTTTGGGGCCTCGCCTACTCTTTCCTATACAACCAATGCAGATAATACAATTAACCTAAGATATACGGGCATTGCAGCGGAAACAGTGGTAAACGATATTGTAACCAGAGCAAGCCTGGAAGGGATGAATCTTGGCGGTGGCTCGTCTGGCGGATCAGATATAACCTGTTATTCGTATTCATCACTAAACGGTAGTACAAATCCTTATTCGAATAGCAGTACAAACGAGACATTTAATGCCTATTCTATATGGGAGATAAACAGGCGGCTAGCTGCCGTTGAAGCATTAACCGGAGTTGATTTTGACAAGGTTTTTGAAGTGCAGTATGACCAGGACGGAACGACGCCTTTATCCATTAAAGCGAAATATCCTCTTTGGAGTGTTGGATCCATTGCTGCCGGCGGGCTGGGAAGCGGGACCACCGGGGGCGGCACTACAGATCCGGGAGACCTTGCCGGCTATGCCC